CCAGAGGGGGTTCTAGTTACGTTTTTTACTGTCGCCATAGTTCCTCACTTAAAGAAAAACGTCATGCTTGTAACATTAGTAAACGTGGCATGAATGTCGGTGTTGAACCTTACGCCTTCCTCTCCAATCTGAAGGTCACCGGTAGAGTTTGCATGAAAGTCTAAAGAAAAAACGACAGCGCCGGTAGCACCGCCGTCTCTCAGTACAACCCCACCGGTAGACCCCGCAGTATGGTAATGGATACAAACTAACCGGCGAGGGCCACTTGCCACAGTTCCTGTGGCGGTAACATAACTTGCTTTAATGTCAGACCCAGCCATAAAATTGTTCCTTAATTATAAAACACCGTAGCCGCAGTGATGTTCGTAAAAGCTGACACATAAATGTCATCTACACGAATACCATTTGACGGGATGTTTACTGAGTGCGTATCAGACGCATTAAAATCCAAGTCCAAAACGGTGGACCCGCCGTTACCATCAGTGATGGTAAGGCGAGGAGTACCGGTGGCTGTTTTTAACTGTATCTGACGAATACGCGCAGGACCAACAGCGAGTGACCCCGTTGCGGTAATGCGCTTTGATTTTACATCAGAGTCGGCCATCTAAGCCCCCTTACGCGCCAGCAGTTGCGCCTGTGTCCACACGAATCCAGTTTGAGCCGTCAGAAAACACAAGGTTGCCTGTACCATTACCAGCGGTTTCCGAAGCTTTTAAAGCGTCTGAAACATAATAAATGTAGCCTTCGTTAGCGGCGGCGGCGGTGGGAAGATTTGCGAATGCAATTGGGTTAGCCCAAAAAGCGGTATCAACTTTTACTGGGCCTGAAAAGGTAGTACGAGCCATTTCTATCTCCTGTCGTGGCTAGTGTCAGCCTCACAATAAGGCTGTCAGGGATTAAGACACTATACAACAAAAAAAGGCGGCTGAATAGCCGCCCTTTTCCGAAAGTTTTTTGCTTATGCGCCCGGTGAACCGAACACGGCCCGCCAGTCAGAAACACCGAAGCTGTAACGCTCACGTGCCTTAAACCGCATGTTGCCTGTGTCGAAATCGCCTTCCATCGCAGTCTTGATGGCCGCACGGTTAAAGTATTTGAAACCGTTTGGTGCATCAGTCTTAATGAAGAAAGCATCGGTATCAGTCAGGAAGTGGTTAACCACTGCCCCTTCTGGGATCATACCCATGTTCTTCATTGCGTTTGCATCGTTGTCCGCAGTGGCTGGACGAAGGTTTGAGTTGAGCACCCGCTCTGCAATGAATTGCAGTTCTTTCGGGATGATCAGCTTTGTGCCACGAACAGCAATTTTCAGACCACGCTCATCAGTCAAGCCAGCAATGTCGATCAGCATTTGCTCAAGAGAAGTCTCGTTGAGGTCTGCTGCAACAGCAAGCTGGTTGCGCTGGTTGCCTGAGAGTGAAGGGTGAGCAGAAGAGCAAAGTGCCGCACCATCGCCAACAGGATTAGCTGTGTTGAACGCGTTGTTCAAGATCGACGCAGCTTTGATCTGTTTTGTCTGAGCCATTGAACGGGCCAGAGCTTTGGTGTAACGAGATGCCAGACGGTCGTACAGGTTGTCCTCGATTGCTTCCTCAGTAATTGAGAAGGCCAGAGCGATTGTCTCATGTGTGTACCGTGCTGTGTAGGTCTCTTGAGCAGCGTCAAAGTTGATGGCAGTGCCTTCGCCTTTAACTGGTGCTGTTGAGAATCCACCGAGCATCACTTCTTCTTCAAATGCACGATCTGATGACTCTTCGTCGAAGATTTCAGAATGCTCATTTTCGTAGCGGTCGTACTCAAGGCCGAACAAGGCATTCAGGCCGGGCTCAAGCTCTTTCGCTAGTTGTGCGCGAGAAATAGCCATTTTCTATCCCCTCCTTAAACGCCCGTTGAAGTCGCAGTAGTCTGCGAGTCAAAACGGCTTGTGTTTGCGTTGTAATGTGCATTCAACCGAACGATCATTGGAATGCCCGCAGCAGTAAAGTCGCGGTTGGCTTCGTCATCCATGATTCCTACAATCCGCAACGGCAAAGTCGCTGTTACGGCAATTGAAGACACGCTAAGTGCACCGTTTGCGCTACCAGTGTCGGTAGAGCCGGTGCGGGCTGATGTGCCCAAAGATGCGTTAGCAAAAACGGCTGCCTGTGCGGTTGCACGGTCAGTCAATGATGCGTCAGAAGCAACTTTGAACAGTTGGTTTGGATTGTCAGCTACAAACGCCTTTACAGGGTAGTTTGTGTCAACGCTGACTGAACCAGAACCCGGCCAGTAGTTGAGCCATACAGGCTTCTTCTGGACTGAGTCGTGGTACTGAATTCCCATCAGGACACCCAATGCTGCTGTTGTGCCGCCGCTTGTCGCGCCAGCATAATCAATCACGCCTGCTGCTGTCGGTGTGACAATAGCATACTGAAAAATCGCATTAGCGTTGGTTGCCGCGATCTCATACTCGGTTACACCGGTAGAGTTTACGCCACTTCCAACTAGCCCGATAGGACGTAGGCCGTAGGCAGTTTCTTGGTTTGCCATTTGATCTTACTCCTAATCAGGGCGACCCTTATCTCTGTGGGCCGCCAAAGGTTACACGAGATTGACGATCAGGTTTATTGATCGTCATACTAGAATGAGCGTTCTCTCTCATCATGTCTGAGTCAACAGCCTGCATCTGGTCGGCACTCCGCTGTGCAAAGTATTCCGTCCTTTCCGCTACTGTTTCCAAAGGAATGCGAGCTAGAACAAGTCCGCCTACTCCGAACACACCTTCGTATTTTCCTGATTCAACTACCGGGGCCTCAAAGTCCGGATACTCGTCCCTACGGACCAGTTCCCAGCCTTCGCGCATCTTAGCGCTGACATTTTTAGTATCGTTGAAACCGCGGGTTTCCGCTCTAATCCAACGATGCTTATATCCATCCGGTGCAGGTGGTGCATCTAACATAGACGGGGGAGCCCACGGCTTACGCCTTGCCGTCTTCTCCCGGGTTTGTGTTGCGCGAGAAGTACGGGTAATGCCCTTCTCTAGGGATCCAATTTGATCTTCAGACATTTCTTACTCCTTCACGTATTTCGCGTATTCTTCAAGCGGCACACCCAATTTCTTCGCTATTGCGACTTGGCTAGGGGTGAGTCTAACCTTTTTCCCACTACTGCGCCCAGAGGTACTGCGGGATACAGAAGCAACCGTCTGAGCGGGCCGTTTACTTCCACCGTTTGCAAGCTTATGGGGAAACTCTGTCGCCATACGCCTGTCAAGTTCATTATAGTACTCATCGGACTGTGGGTCAAACCCTTCATTTTCGACAAGTTTTTTGTGTACGCCAAAAGCGGCATACGTCATAGCTTCATCAGAGCCGAACCACGCGTTTCTCGCTGCCCACTGTTCCGCCTTCGGGTCCGGGCGGCGAGGTTGCTGCTGCGGCATAGGAGTCTGAACCTTCGACTCCTGTTGCGCTCTAACCTGTTGGGCATAGCGCTCTTGTTGCGCTTTAGCTTGTTCCGCGCGATCATTTTCAATCGCGAGTCGCGTGATTTTGCGCTGCGCCTCAACAACACCGGCTGTGTCCCCTATCTCAATAGCGCGGGCAAGCTTTTCTTCTGCCGTCGCCATCTCTGTCTCAACACGAGAACTGTACTCATTGACATAATTGGTGTCCAGAGTATCCATACGCTTTTTCAGTTCAGCGGCCTCCGCCTGCACATTTTGAGCGTACCTAACAGCCTCTTCGCGCTGGCGTTCAGCTTCCCGCATTTTCTTGGTAAGACGATCAATGCGTTTTTGGGTGGCGTTTTCTGCTTTTTCAAAATTGTCGTCAGCTTCAGCGGCAAGCGGAACCTCTTCCTCTTCGCCACCAGAAAACTCTACTTCGGTATCCTGATCAGACTCCAGTTCCAATTCAATCTGGTCGTCGTCTTTAAATTGCTCTTTTGCCATTGTTCACTCCTAGAAATGCAAAATATCTTCAGGTTCTTGGATTTTGGCTAGGATTTCGTCGTCGTTAAGAATACGAACCTCCCCGCCATCTATTTTGAAACGGGAACCAGCATACCGGGCAAACATTACCCAATCTCCCTGCTCGCACCACGGTCCCACCGGAAACTTTTCCGGGTCCTTATATGCTAGCGCACCTACTTTTAGTACGTAGCCAACCTGTGTAGAAACAGTCTGTTCTTCTACAACTTTATCCGGCAGGTAAATCCCACCGTCAGTTTTACCCTTGCCCCGATACGGGAGGATAAGTAGACGCCAGCCTGTCGGATTTGGCATTCTTTCAAGAAGTGAACCCCCTATAGCAGCGGGGTCTAGCACCTTATCGGTGACATCCTTGTATGCAGAGGCGAGGTTTGCAACACCTTCTCCAACCGCTTCAAGGTCAAGTTTTTTTGCTTCAGCCATTGCTTCGCTCCTGTTTTTCTAGCAGGCCCTTGAGTTCCTGTTCCACGTGATCCAGAGATTTTAAATTCCCCATGAGCTCACGATACTGCTCGATGTTCTTGACATTGTCATAAATTAACAAGTCTTGAACTGCCTGTCTCCGCTCCCGGATAATCCGGAACACGGCCTCGGCAAAATATATTTCGTCCACTCGTATACCTCCGCATTAAATCTGATATGTTTTTATACCATGTCTAAAGCAAAGTCACGAGTTTCTTTTGTGCGTCTTAACCAACCTTTTCCAAAAGTTTCAAACGTAGACAAGTTCCGGTAGAACTCCTCACGGTATCCCGTAATAGACTCGATTAATCCCGCGGGGTCATACTCTTTAACCGCCTCTAAGGTCATCGGGCCGATAACCCCGTCCTGCGATACCATAACCGCCTTCTGCAACGCCTTTGCCGCGCGGCCCGGACCGCTGTTCACGGCCCAGTCAAAAACACAAAAATCCAGCCCCGACGGAAGCTGGTCGCCTTTAACCTTGTCCCAGTAATCTTTTTTGTAAATTAGCTGAATATGGTCTTCCGGGATGTTTTTTAGCTCGTTTACGTCTTCCAGCGGACGGCCAAGGAAATCGGCATATGTCTTGTGTGTTATGCCCTTGTTGGTTGCCCCTCCGGGGTCGCTAGGATGATCCACAAAACCACCTTCGTGGTGTAGCACCATCTCAAGGCTTTTGAAAAAGTTTGCTTCCATTACTTTGTTAACCCTTTGGCTTTTTCAAAGCTACGCATTCCTCCGAGCCCGAGCATACCCAGTAAGACAGTCATCAAGCTGTCCATATCGAACTGAGGGTAGGCTACTGGCTCAACGCCCATGTAGGCCGTTACTACATCCATAGTAGGAAAGACTAAAAAGTGAGCAAATAAGGCCAGACTACAGCACCAGCCAACACTCGGCCTCCAGCCCGCCACAAACAAGTTCCGTGACTTGGCTTCTTCAGCATTGATAGCCAACTGCCCCTTGGCAAGTTCCTGCGCGTGGCGCTCTGCCATCGTGGCGATCTCATGCGCCAACTTGTTCTTCTGGTCTTTGTCTTCAACGAATTTACCGATTAGCTCGGTAGCTGGTCCAATAAGTGCCTGAATCATGCTGTTAACTTTCCTTTTGGTAACGCCCGACATTGCCAAGATACCGGTTTGTATCCTTGCATGTGTTTATGAACTGCGCGAGACATTTCATAGGCTCGTTTCTCGCACCGCTCATATGTGCTATAGGGCCCCCACTGGTCTTCTAACTGGTAACATTGTTCCATATTAAAAACAAGACACGCAAGAACAACCGCCTGATACATTATTTAGCCACGGGCTTGTGCTCGTGCCCCATCCATATACCAAAAACGCCCGTCATAACGCCCATAACCACTGAAACAAAAGCACTCTGCGCCCCCGTCGGTGCGTCTAACGCCATAAACCACTCGGCACAGCGCCAACTCATTACCGTGCTTGCCAGCATCATAAAACGAGGCAGTATCTTCCATTCTAAAAATTTATCTACCGTCATAGTACCACCGCAAATAAAAATATAAAAAACCCTATCGCGATAACAATTACCGAAGTTACAAGCACGACCTGCTTCATAGTTTCTTCAAACTCTTTTGCCTCGGCCAGCTTTTTACGACGTTCTACCGCAGCGGCCTCTTTAGCCGCCTGTATTCTGCGAGCCCGCTCATCTACTATACTTTGCCACGTTCCGGGGCCAAAACGTAAATCAATCAGGTTACGCATTTCCTGCATCTTTTCTTGAGCCAGTTTTGCATCTATGACTTCAGACGCAATATTAGATACCCCGAACTGGTCTCCAATCCCGGGGTACGCACTCTTAGCTCTTTTCTGCTGGACCTGCTTTTCACCTTCAAAAAGCTGGTCAACGTAACCCGCTATTTCGCCAACGTCCTTGGCCGTGTTAATGGCTGATTTAATCCCATCAACCGCGGATTTGACCAGTGCTATACCAGCCAGTGTTTCTGCTATCATTTCGCCCCCAAGCTAAACTAATGAGTATCTAGTCTCCCCGTTGTTTAAGCATCTCCCGTTCCATAGCAGATTGAATACGCTTGTCCGTCTGGCGCTCTTGACTTGCCATACGCTGTTGGAACTGATCCGCCCGCATCCGCTGGCCTGCCGCTTCCATATTAAGCTTGGCCTGATCGACCTGCATGTCGTTCTGCTCTGCCTGCGCCTTGATCTGTAGTTCCTGCTCTTTAAGCTGAACCAACGGATCAGGGCCTTGGCCGGAGACTTGCGCTGACATCTGCTGAACCATCTGCATACCCTGCGCCACGAACTGCGCGGTAAGCCCCTCGATTGCAAGCATCTCTTCCTCAGTGGCCGCTTCGCCGCCCGCGGCCTGACGGCTCTGGATAAACTGTACCGCCGCCTGCTCTCTTGCGGCTACCTTAACGTGCTCCATGACGTGCTTTTGAAGCTCCATCGCCAAAGCTGGCATAGAGCCAACCATCGGAGATGCGCCAAAAATCAAGTGCGCCATAATGTGAGACTGATGCTCCTGACCCTCAAACACTTTCAGAGGCACCATGTCCATCACGTCGATGTTTTCCTGCGCCGGGTCTTTAGGTGTTGGCTCTTCTTCCACAGCCCGCTTCATAATACGGTCCGTGTCGCGTACACCAAGGGCATCGTACATGTCCCGATACACTTCATACATGTTGTGTAATTCAGGAGCGGCACCCGCTAGCTGTAGCTTAGTCTGTGCCAAAGCAATACGCTGCGCCTGACTAAACACGTTAGGGTCGGACACCGGAATGATATCTACCCGATCGTCAAAGTCAGAAGCTTTAACTGACGCATCTTCGCCTTCAATTGTATATGGGTATTCTTCTGGTAAACTTTCACCCATCACGCGGGCCAAAAGTTTAAATTCTATCCGCATTGCGTAGTGCAACCGCTTATGCACCGCGCTCATCACGCGTGAGCCTTGCTCCAGCATCGCGATAGTCGTTCCAACCGCCGCTTGCTGGTTACCGTCTCCCACCTTCATGTCTGTAATTGTGGCAAAACGCTGTCCCGCATCCACAACAAAGCCCAAAAGCTGGAACAGTGTCTGATCTGGGCCTTTAAATGGCAGCGGCATAAGGCTGTCACGAATAGCCCCTCCGGGAGCGTCCACATCGCGGAACTCTCCGGGCTGAAGCGGATCATCGTCGTCCCGGATACGCAATCCACGGGCTTTGAAACCCGCTGGGAGATTAGATAACGTACCTGCGTCGATCAACTGCCTCAGTGCCGCTGTGGCGGTCCGTGACAAACCGCCAATCGTATGAATAAGCCCTAAACCGTAAAAACCAAAGCCCGGAAGGAACTTATAGTGTACGAAATACTGAATTTTACGCTTTAATTCGTCATCTTCGCGGTAATTACGGCGAATAGACAGCACTTGGCCGTTGTCCTGACTCAGTGTGACAACATATGGTATCTTAATACCCGTCGGCTCGCCGTCCTCATCGAGGTCTTCGTAGCCTTCTAGGTCTAAATCCACGTGACATTCTAAAATTGTGCAGTCGTAGTCGATCTGTGAGCGGCTTGTGCCGTCAATACGGTCGATTTCACTGGTAATCTGGTCGGATTCCTCTTGGGCCGGGATCACCGGTATGTCCAAATAGAAGCCCGCAACCTGTTTTTTACGCAAATCGTTAAGAGACATCCTCAAAACTTGCGTAATGTTGGGGCAAGTCTCCAAATCAGAGGTCTCATACGGTACAACAAGGTTTTCCGCCGGTATAAACTTAGCTACCGCACGTCCCAAGGTCTCGTCATAGTATACTTTTTTGAATGTAGACCCCGCCAAAGGCAGATAAAACAGCATTTGGTCAAGTTCCGGGGTGTATTCTTCCATCACATCCGTGATGTAATAGTTCATAAACTGCTTTACGCGCTGAGACTGCCGCTGTTTGTCGTTTGTTTCGCTTCCCATGATAGAAGTACGCACGGGCCCGGACGCTGGCAACAACTCATTGAACGCCTGCGCTTGAAACTGCGTAGCCGCCTCGGCAAGCAACGGGTGCGTAACCCCAGAAGCCCCTCTGAACGGCTGCGTCCTTTCCTCGTAGTTGAACCCGAGAAGATCAAGACCGTTTGCATAAGCATCTTCCCACTCCTGTCGGCTTGCTTTGTTTGCATCAAACTCATGTAAAAGCTCGCCAGCAATCCTAGATAGCTCGCGATCAGGCATCTCTTCTGCCAAGTTGGCGTAAAAGTCATCGCTTTCACCGCGCTGGTCAGACGGATCAAAATCAATCGTAACGCCGCCGTCCTCTTCCGGGGTCATCTCAATATCCATGCCCTCCGCCATGCCTTCAAAAGCCACGACGTTGTCCATGCTGCCCGGAATCTCTAATTCGACCTCCGCAGCTAAATCCTCTGGGTCTAACTGTGAGGGGACATTGTTGTCCATTAAACCGCCAATTGGTTTACGCGCCATCTGTGTTCTCCTTTAAGGCCAAAACTACCACAGTAGCAGCCTTTTTGCTAGGTCCGTGGGCCGCGGACCCTTAATCGTAAAGATAGGTTGTATCGAAATATCCCTCTTTGTCACGGGGAAAATATACATCTAAACCACCTTCAGGAGATTTAAAGTAATTTTGAGCAAGAGGCTGATCTTTTGCGGGGGTAGATTGCCGGTCGGGGCTCCTGCCTAAAATAATGTCAAGCTGTTTAAACACTTCGCGGTCCACGGATTTCGCTATGTCCCGCGGGGAAGCGTTTACCCCGGCTTCGCGAAACAGCTTAATACCAAAAGCGTTGTTACGCGTGTCCATTTTCATGTCACCATAGGTGGAAGACCCAAAACCCGGCAACATTTCAGTCAATTCCTTAATGCCCCCGGCAGTCTTCGCGGTTTCCGGGCCATATCGACGGGCTAACTCAGCAGAAGCGAGAGCATGAGCCCGCGCGTCCTCTAGCTCACCGTAAGTCGGCATATCCGGTCTCGGGCGTTGTGTTCTCATGTACTCCGGCAAAGAAAAATCTGTGGCAATAGCCATCTTCTGGCCGCCCTGTTCGTTCAGAACAGGAAAACCTTTATCGTCCTGCATCGGGATAGTGGCGGGATAATTATAATCGGTGATCAAACGATCCATAAATGTTGGTTCGTCACCGTAAATCGCGGACGCCATTTCATCGCCAATCCGACCAGAAGTACGTAAAGCGTTTAATTGCTCGGACGGGATGTTCCCCGTGACCACGTCATACATAAAGCTTGCTATACCAGCTTCCTCGGGCATTTCTGGAACAGGCCCCCCTGTTTCCATAGCAATTTCAGGGGCCGAATGACCAAAATCAGACCTTCTCCGGCCTTCTGGAAAGCTTTGATACATGTCGTAGCGCTCGGGGCCCTCTACCTCAAACTGATACTCCGGACCAAGGTAGCCGGGCTCCGTAATGTAGTCCCCTTCCCGGTATACACGGCCCGGGTACTCCCCGACATAGTACTCATCTCCGGGTTGAGCCGGAGTGGCGAACATGCTGTTCATGTCCATGTTACCCATATCTATGTATGCCGGTTCGCCCGCGCCAAGGGAAACCACGCCGCCGTCTCCAAACTTAGAAAGCGGGTCTTGGTTACGATCCGGCCCTGTATAAAGACCCGTGCTCTCATCAAAATACTTTGAGCCACCTGCATAGGCTTCAAATGGATGATCAATCATATTTTCGGTAAAGCCTAGCTCACCGGGCGGAAGAGGCGTAAATCCGGGAGGCATAGAATAAGGGTTTCTGAACGGATCAATAAGCCCTCCCTCATCCGCTAAACCAAATCCGGGTCCCGGTTGACCTGCAATCACACCGCCATTTGGGAGTAAGCCCATAAGGTTGTCTCCGCCTACGTTTCCACCAAGCGTTGGTTGCGCTTTTGGGTTCAGGAGGTTGTAATTATATAGTTTAACGAAATCCTCATAACGTCCTTCGCCCGGAAGCACTACTTGCCCCATAAATCCGTTCTTGCGCCGCTCTTGGGCAGACTTGACTGCTGCCTGCCAAGCGGAATTTACGTCACCGGGCTGGCCTTCCATTCCTCTTGGGGGTTCAGCAAAAGTAGGGATTCTAGGCCCCGGAAGCTGCATGGGTGTGCCACCAGACATTGGCCCACCACTAAACAAACCGCCGTTACCAACATCTGGACCGAAATTAGATAGGTCAGCAACTGGGCCTGAAGGCTCTGTGTTTATAACAGGTTGTTGAATCGCGGGCAACGAGCCGCCGCCGTAATTGAAATCAAAGCTGCCGCCGGATTGCCCGTTGACAAGCTGGTTTAGCTTTTGCCCCATCCCAGAGGAAACTTGACTTAGACTTTTTAGCTGACCAACGATACCACCTTCGTGGTAGTTTTCTACCAAAGCATCCGGGAATCCCTTTACATAAGGAGCCTCCCCCTCTTTCATATACAGCTTAGTTTCGCTTTCCGGATAGTTTTGAATGGCGCTAGCGCGGCGTTCCTTAAACTGCTCGATCTGATTACGCAGCTTTTCCGCCTCTTCATAGTGGTAGCGCTTCATATCTAGGGACTGGCGCACAGGGAGGTCTTCGTCATGGACGCTCTGGGCCGCGGCCAAATGACCCAGCATCTGCTCTTCCATGTTCTGAAGAAAACTATACGAGCCCTCCTCTACTTCGGCAGGGGTCATGTAACGTAACTCATCTACACCGGGAAGGGACCCGTCGTTTTGCAACTCCACCGCAGGGCTGCCGCCATCTTCAAAACCAAAATATTCCATTACGGGGTTGGTTTTTTTATAGTCGCCGGGGCCAGAAAAATACTGGCGAGCTCCGGGGCCAAGATTTTTGTAATACCCGCCACTGGCAGAAGCTTCCGGGGCCCCTGTCATATAATCCCAAACGCCCTCGGCATAATCTAAGGCCGCGGCCCCCAAATCTACTACACTATTTCCCATTAATAATACGCCCTAACTCTTACGTTGGTATCCTCATCACCCCAGTCATCCGACGGTAGCTGCACAAAATTACCCTGACGATAACGCATAAGGGCCTGTGTCATGCTATCTACCAAGTCATCATACTCCCCGTTGGGAAAAGCTGCTACCTCTTCTATGAGCTCATCAGCAAAAGAAGTGTCGGGGGCCCAAACCATCCCCGCTTCAAACAACGGTGAGACGGAGTGAACTCTCGTTATCTTATCATTACCTTTGCTTGGCGTAAAGTTAACAACGGGTATCCCGACGTTTCTTAATTCGTGCGTCAGGGGTAATCCAGAAGCTTTTGCTTCCACAATGACGGTGTCGGGGTCCCAGTACTGATACTGCTCTAGCGCCTCTCGCTTGAGCTCTGGGAAATCCCACCGCTCTTTCTTGCTGTCCAGCAATATAATCGCCGGGGGACCCCCAGCTTCTTCCGGGTGAAAAACACCCCACGTGGTTATGGCAGAAAAGTCAGAAGTTTCTCTTTTACTAAACGCCGTATCATAACTTTGAATAACAAACTCAAGATTGGGCACGTTGTCTTTTTCCCAACGCTTCCACCACTGGCGGGGGATGATGGCGTTCTCCTCGCCGGTAGGGTTCTGCTGATACTGAGCATTCCACTTGCTCGGCGGAATGGAAGCTTTTACCGCGGTCAGATCATCAAGAGACCAGAACTCCGGCCAGCAAGGCTGGCCGTCATCAAAAATAGCTGGTAGCTCGACAACTTCCCATTGGTCCGCTAGTGGGTCTTTAGCCATCGCTTTCAAAAGCTGGCCGGTCATATCCTTTTCGGACCACCGGGTCTGAACTAGAACTATCGCTCCTCCCGGCTGGAGCCTCTGTCGGGGGCCCCCAGTGTACCAATCCCACGCGTCGTCAAAGCCGTTAGCTGACATCGCAGTTTGCTCAGAGTGCGGGTCATCAATAATAACCAGATCGCCACCACGCCCAGCAAGGTTGCTTCCCACACCGACGGCGTAATACATGCCTCCAGAAGCAGTATCCCAACGACCAGACGCTTTACTATCTGCCGCCAACCTAACTTTCGGGAAAACTTCTTTGTACTCATCGCTGTCAATTAGATTTTTTGTTTTACGACCAAAGTTAACTGCAAGCTCCGTGGTGTGCGTAGCTTGAATAATTTTCATTTTAGGGTTTCGCCCCATCATCCACGCGGGAAACAAGAACGACGCAAACTCCGATTTAGTATGGCGCGGTGCCATGTTGATAATAAGGCGCTTTAGCTCGCCCTTGGCTACGCGTTCAAGCTTTTCGGCAATGATTTTGTGGTGACGCCCGGCAATGAACTCGGGCCACATAGATTTTACAAAAACTAAAAAGTCTTCCTGACAAGCTTCATTCTTCTCGATTTGCGCGAGTCGCAGGCGAAGCTTTAACTCCTGATCGGAAACATCCATCGGGGGCCCCTTACGTTTACAATTTATCGACAAAATATGCACGTTTTATTGACAGTTAACAAGTCTTGCGTATTTGCCTAATAATTAGGCAATGTTTCACGTGAAACAATCCATATCATTTTTTATATAAATATTTGAGAGAAACATGGCCCTTGCCCCCGCTAGGCAGGCCGGTGGCCGCGCTGCGCGGATCGCGGATTTTTGGCGGATTTCTGCGGTTTTTGCCCCGATATGCAGGGGCCCCTTGCCGATTTTCACGGGCGGCGGCGGGCTGGACGGCGTCCAGATACCACGGCCAACGGCCAATAGGCCATTGCTGGCGCATATAAGCGCATACAGCGGGGTTTAGCGTTTTTAGGTAGGTTGACACCACCAGCACGGCCAACGGCGTTTTTAGCGTCCAGCATGGGCTAGCGACGCCCGCCCGCTGCCAACGGGATTTGTGCGGCGGATCACGGCCAGCCGGTCACGGTGCACGGTGCACGGTGCACGGGCTGGTAGGTTTGGGACAACGGGGGCGGGGCACGGCGCGGCTTCATTAACTCTTTTAATCGGGCAACGCTGGCCGGTGAGGGGCATTAAAAAACCCCCGCTAGTAATGCACCAGCGGGGGCGGTTGTTGGCTTGTGCGGGGCTTAAACGTCGATAGTGACGGTTGCGCCTGAAAGGATATCCCTGACAATAGACTCGACGGCCTCGCGGTGATCATCTTCGTCCTGAGCGACTGGTAACCGATCATCAATCATATCCTCGATTTCAGACTGGTGATCATAAATGTTAAACTCGGTATGAAAATCCCTGAATGCGCCGTCAACCGCATCCTCGGCTTTTGTTTCGGCTAGGGCTTCAACTTTGTCACCGATCAAAGCCATGATGGCATCACCCAACTGATCTAGCTGTTCAGCTTTCAATTGATCGCGGCGGCGGAAATGTTCTAGCTGGCTTTCCAATGCAAGGATTTGCTGATCACGCGGATCAAGGGTTTCTGCCGGTATAAAATTTTGATTTTCCATTTTACTATTTCCCGTAGTAATTGCGGCCAGCCAATCCGGCCGCTTATGGGATAATATGTGATAACGCCAGCCAGCCTGTCAAATAAAAAAAAACCCCGCCGATTAAGGCGGGGCAATGGGGCAATGCGGGGCGGGTTATTCTTTCCCAATATCACCAGCGACGTGCTGGCGCAATATTGCACCGGTTGGCAGGGTTTTGACAAAAGCCCGCAACCGCTCGCCGTCGGTTTGCGCTTGTGATTGTTTAGCGGTGTTCTGCCAGTGAATATTCACGTTGCCGCCGTCGGCATAACAGCCGCCGCGCTGGCCGGTGTTGATTTTCTTTTTGCCCGAACCATGCGCCGTAAAGGTGATAATGTAATCACGATCGGGGCGGGCGCATAGCGGCAAGCCGTCGCCGCAATTGTTGCACGTTACCGCGCTGTTATATTCAGCGGGGCACCGTACCAACCGAACGTCGGCCAGCTTATCCCATTTACCATTTGCAAAAAAGTTTTCCGGAACAACCGTCACAACCGGCGCGCGCCATTGAAAAGCCGAATAGGCATCAAGTAAACCATCCGCGCTGTAATTGATAACAGTTTTGCCAGCGGCCAACCTATGAGCCCAGAAAAACGGATCAAAATGGGAATAGGTAAAAGAAACACCGCGACGGGGCACGGCCGACAAAACCGCGTCTAAATACGGTTCGTCGATTTCCGCGCAACCGCGCCCGCTTGGATTTAATGAACAGCTAGCGGGACAGGTTGCGAACTTGTCACCGGTTCCGGCGCGGTATGTAACGGCGCAACCGGCGGTTTTTTTTGCGGTGCTGATAGCTGTAGTTTTTAACATGATAAACCCCTTTAGAAAATTTAAAAGTTTCCGGTTTATCGCATATATTCCCATAATGTGCAAGCCCTAACAAAAAGCCCCGCTTTTTAGGGCGGGGCTTATCGGGGAAAATTGTTTTATATTATGCGGCAACCGCGACGCGCTGCCAGTCGGCACGGCGCATATTTAACAATTGCCCGCCGCGTTGCTGCCATAGATCAACATCATCAGCGTCGGCCTTGTGAGATACCGCCGTCACCGCATTGATTAGGGTTGCCCGTGATAGCGGCTTTTCGCGCTCATAACCCGCTTGGCCTATCGTGTCCAAAAGCCCGTTTAAAACGTCGCTGGTTTCGGCCTTGGTTAATTTCATAACCGCGCCCAAATTTGCGACAACGTCGGTTTTATCAATCGCGTCACCGTCGATCACGTCAGCGGCGGCGGCTTTCATACCGTCCAGAATGGCGTCGAAACTATCGCGGCTTGAATAAACCCCAACAAGGTCACGAATTTTTAAACCAAGCGCGGCATTATCCGCGTCTTTTGCTTCATCCGAAAGCAATCCCCAGTCGTCGGCATCGCGCCCGCTGGTGATATGGCTAGACCGCGTTTTGTTTTGGGTTTGCATACCGTTCAAGCAAGCAAGCGTCCAAGCGATTTGATAGACCGAAACCGAACCCGCGCCAACTTCCGAATTTTGCAAGCCAATACCATTTGCCATAACGTCACCGACACCCGCCCCGTCGCCAGTATGGGAAAGGGATTTTAACCGCAGATAAAGCCGCTTATCGGTCACGGTTGCATTGACAACCTGAAACCGCGCATCGCTTGCCATCAATTGCGGCAAGGCATCATTAAGCAGATTGACGTGATCATAAGTTTTAAACTTGTCCGAAACAAAAGCCCGCAACGTGCCAATGCCGCCGTCGGACAAAGCCAACCCGTCATGCGCCCGCAACATACGAACCGACGGTTCTTTTTGCCAGATAGCATTCAACAGGCCGTCGAATTGATCAGAATAACCCGCTTGCAAACGGCGGGCGGTTCTAACGTCAATGCCCGCATGACTAGCAATCTGGCCGAAAGCAACGTCGTTAACGTCCAGAATGCGTGTCGGTTCACCGCCGCGCTGCTCAATAACGATCTGGGGTTTACCCTGATCATTTGTGATTTTCTGCAAATCATGCGTCGGGGCAATGTAATCTGATTTTCTCGCCGCATCGTCGCGAACTTTTTCCAGCAAACGTGTCAGGGTATTTTGGCTATTTTCGATAGTGTGTGTCATTTTTCTATTTCCCGTAGAAGTTAAAAAACCAGCAACATTTCTGCTGCTGGTGTCGGTTGTCTCATAAAAGCCCATACTAGTCAAGCTTGAATTTTTAAAAATTTCTATCGGCGTCGGCGTTTCACATATCGCGTTCGCTTTTGGGTATGCTTTTCCCAGTCTTTACCGTAAAGCAATCGGCCAATGATACTGAATATAAACATTAAGCTTTTTCCCCTTCTTTATCTTCACGACGGCGCAATTCCCAAACCATATGCTCGACATTAGACAACGCCCCGCATATTTCGGGCAGATCATTCTGATAGGCCAGATCATACAAAGCCACCAGATCAATATGGATTTTTCTTTTAACGTCAATCATGCCTGAACCTCGCTCATTTTTTGAAGAAAAGAATAGGCCTCGTCCAAAGCAGGGTTAAACCATTTCGTCCGGTACTCTTCCGGACAATCTTCATTAGCGTGATCGCAAATAATTTCGAGATGC